AGAGAAGCAGCGCTTGATCCCGCTAAAGCATCATGGAGCGGCGGTTCATTATACTACAGATAAACCGTAAATTTCCCTATAGTGTGCCACTCTATAAAGTGGCATAGTGTAGGTTGCTTTTACCTAGTAAAGCATTATAATAGTAGTATAAACAAACAATTTTTAAATCATGAATAAAGTAGAAGCAATCTCAAGCAGAATCCTTAAGTCAGACAACTTTGAAAACGTCGCTCATGTCTGTTGCGACTGGGAGGAATTTGTATTCGAGGTTGCCGAGTGGGGCGTAGATCATATTGCTACAGTAGATTTCGATACATTAACCGCTACAGAGGTTAAGGCGTTAGATTCATTTATAGCATCATTCGGTTGCTCTCCTAGTGATCCACACCCTTGCAGCAAGTACGCTACACCAGTGTATGCCTAAGGGCAACACCTTTTGTGCCACTACTCAAACTGGCACATTCTTCGCTTGACTTCTTCGTCTCAAGCATTATAATATTAGTATACAACAAACACGGTAACAAACATGAGAAAAATTGAAACTCAAATGAACACAGCAATCAGAAGCAGAAAGGACTTCCGCTCTGCTAACACTGAGGTTGCTAACTTTACTTGTGGTGCTACTGGTAGACTTGGCAGCATCGTCAAGTTACACGGTAATAAGATTGCTGAAATCTATAATAACAGCGTCGTGCTCTTTGATGGCGGTTGGCAGACAGTTACAACCAAAAGCAGACTAAATGCTATTCTAGATGAGTTTGCTGCTGGCACTGGTGTTATACAGCGTAATTACGAATGGTTTTTAACCTATAAAAACCTTAAGGAGGATTTCGTTTCAGGCATGGAGGTGGCAGTATAATGAAAAATGTTTTATCTGTTCACACTTTCACAGGCGCCAATGGCAGGGTAATAACTTATACTAAGTTAAAACCACGGAAGGCAAGGCGAAGCGAGTTGCTGCTATCCCAAACTAAGGGCATAAGAACTAACACCAACCGAGGCAAGGTAAACACCAAGCAAGCGGCAATCCTATAAGCACCCTACCCCTGGCACCCTATCTGCCAGGGTTTTCTTTATGTTTTTTATGTTATATAAAAACCGATAAGTCCCTAACCTACAACGAACCAAAATCGAGAGCTAAATATTAATGGATTCAAAAATATTTTGGAGGCTGATATGAGCCCATATATCCACAAAAATGGTAAGTCTAAACTAGACAAGAGATGCAAGCAGTATATCTCTCAGAAGAAAGCAGCGGGTATACGAAAGCGCACTAAGAAAAAAAAGTGATATAAAAAAATGCCCCATAGGTTGACTCTGGGCAAGGTTGATGTTATAATGTAAGAGTAAACATATAAAACAGACAATGATTGAAGGATTTGTATTGACATTTGCATTGATGACCTTTTGTATAGGTTCCTCTATGGCAATAGTTCGTTGGGCTATCAAAGGTGGTAGATTTTAATGGCGGTATATAATGACTACGAGATTCGTATAAACATTAATCAGCTGATAGAGAAGAGGATTCCTTGTTGTGATCTTCTTCATCCTGATCATTGTTTGACAGAGAAGCAAGTGGCAGAGATTGCACATGACATCAGAATGGATATAGACTTGCATGATGTCTATAAGCAAGTGGATGTTCATATCATGAGGTATGTAGAGGCAGCGAAGATTGATAACAAAGAGCATTGGGTTGAGACTAAACTACATAACCTTCCCGATGAAGAAGGAATATCATTTGATTAAATAGAAACAACTAGGAGGAGGTAGGAATGAACTCAGCAGTCACTGACAAGACGTATCACATATACTATGATGACAAGTGTTTGTTTAAGAATCTGAGTGAAGAGGAGTTTGATTTTATATGGGATAAGATTTACCTGTCGTATCACACTGACAGTTTATCCTTTGCCACTTGTGTTGGCGATGAATGTAGTATTGAGGAACAGAGTTATTAGATGATTGTATCACCACATTATAAGAATCATGATTTAGATGTCCTTGCAGATTATATACATGATTGGATTAATTACTTACAGAAGCCTGATGAAATCAATGGGGGTGACTATACAGGGCCACGGTGTCCCTTTGCAAAGAAGGTAGAGGATGATAATAGATTGAAGTTGGTCAAGGTTTATGACTTTTTCAGCGCGTACGACTACTGGGAGGTGGTTACAAGAGAGTGTGAAAACTTTGATGAGAGTCATGATGTAGTCATAGTGGCAGCAAAGTCCAATGCGAATATTATAAATCCAGATCAAATGTCTGGCGCCGTTGACGGACTCAACACGTTTCTGAACTGTCAAGGAAGAGATTTGTGGTTGTTACTCAAGATGGATGAACTGTTTACCATTATCATGATACAAAAAATAACCGCGTTGGACGACACAAGTAAGCAGTTGGCTGACAAGGGATATTATACAACTAGATACTCCGATGCACAAATGGAGAAGGTCGTGCATGGCCGTCGTAAGTATCGTGAGAAACTAAATGAAGAAACCTAAAGCCGTAGACCTACCTAATTACGGTGTGCTTGAATGTCAACTGGAAGAGAATGATATAAACAACCTATGGAAGCTTGTACATAAGTATGCCCCCAATGCCAAGTGGGAAGGTAATCGTTTACTGGAGATTGGACAAGACAATAAACAATTTCCATTACATGACGATGAAGGTCTCTTTCAAAATGAAGTTTTGATGCCTGCCACTCAAAGTTACTTTGAATCATATGGAACACCTTTTAAACTTAAATCAACACACTACCATCTGCCTACCTTCTCTCGTTTCTGGTGTCGTGTATCTCAAGATGGAGATTATCAAAGCATACATGATCATCAAGGAATATTCACCTTTGTAGTATGGCTCAAGATTCCATTTGAAGGTGAGAACGAAAGACTGGTTCAAGCTGGATTCAGACCAGAGGCAAGTGACTTCGTACTTTGTTATCCCGATACATGTGGACAATATCAAAAGAGAAACTGGGTCTTGGGAAAAGGCGCAGAAGGTAAAATGTTGTTCTTTCCAAGTGATATAAATCATATTGTATACCCACACTACACAACTACTGAATATCGTGTTGCACTAGCTGGGGATATTGTTTTTGATAGTCGAGCTCCTACGGAACCAATTAATCCAGATAGGTCAGGTGGTATGCAGCAATCTACTGGCTAAAAACTTAAATGTATAGATAATGACATAATGGAATTACAAGAAACAATGAATATTGACCTTGATGTCAAGGAACTAGAGTATATTTACGAATCAATCTCTTTCCGATTAGAACATGATAATCATCTCATGTATCATCCTGACATCCGTAAGGACTTAGAGGATATGATGGCCACTTGGGAAGATGAATACCTATAACGTTTATATTGGTAACAACCTTGTCATGGAAGATATTCCAGTAGGAGATATAAAACATAAACTGGCATATTTAAAAGAGTATTTTAAAAACTATCCAAATGATGAACTTCGTAAAGAAGAAATAAAGGTGATTAAAAATGAGAACCAAAAAGATTGAATTGCCTAATTTCGGAGTTCTAGATACAACTCTGGATAAAGAACACTTAGATCATCTACATCATCTAGTAGAGAAGTATGAACCCGATGATGCAAAGCAACAGTGGATGTTAATAGATGACGATAATCGTTTTCAAAAAGAAGTTCTGGGAAAGGTTATAACACAATACATCGAAGACTTTGGAATACCTCATAGATTAAGAACAACTCATCTACATGATCTAACGTTCCAGAAGTTTTGGGCAAATTATACTGGGAAGGGAGAATATCAGGCACTACATCAACATGACGCTATATTTTCTTTTGTAGTATGGCTTAAGATTCCTTGCTGTGCAACAGAGGAACAAGACTCAAAAGATGGCATGCACCCAGATGCAGGGGATTTCGTTCTTACCTATAATGATATATGTGGGAGTGTGAGAAAAGTAAATTGGAAATTAGAACAACAATACAATGAAGGTCATATGTTAATCTTTCCGAGTGATCTATTTCATGCGGTTTACCCCCACTTCTTAACAGATGAAAAAAGATTATCTGTATCTGGGGACATTGCAATAAACAGCATGGTTTTGAAAGGAATTAATGATCAAGGAATGTTGTTAGGCCCCTGTAATAGTCAGGAGTTTCTCAAAAAGAGCTCATAAAAAAGTACTATATAATATAACACTATGGACAAATGTGATTTG